CCGTCCGTCTGGCCAGTCGGCAGCGAATAGCTCCAAGCGCTCGGCGACAGTTGCATACTTACTCAAATCAAATTTAGCCATTATTCTTCGTCCTCATTTTCTTCTTCGTTGTCCAGAAATTTCCAGTTGTCTGCCATCCAAAAAGGAGCAGTTAGTCCTTCAATGTAAATCCGTTCTAGCAGTTTGTTCTTGTCCAGTACCACGCCGGACACTGCGCCCGTAACATAAGTTTCATCCCTAGCGATAGTCACCGTGTCGCCTAAAAAAACGTTCATTACTTCCCTTTCTTGTTTACCACTAGGTAAGGTCGTCCGCCGTTGCGAGCTTGCCTAGAGGCTACACGAATTTTTTTGCCCTCGTGTTCAAAGTAAGCGTGCTTGGCTTTGCCCATCACCGTTAGGACTTGTGACTTTTGCTTGAAGAACTCTGTCTCCGCTTCCTCAAAATTTGCCTGAGCAATAGATAAATTGTGTATCCCATCGACCTCGACCTCCTCGTCGTTTATGTCTGGGTGCATTTCTCTGACTGCCTCGTATGTAGAAGCTGAGCCGTCCCAGTCCGGAGCGGTTCCTTCGGTGACGTGCTGCCAGAATCTTGCAGCTTGGTCAGTCAAAACATCTTGCTCGAAGTCGTCCCACTCAACCCAATGTTCGACCCAAGCCATATTGACCACGCCAACAATGAGCGATCGCTTGATTCCCATTACCGACATATAAAACCTCACCTGCTGAATGTAAGTCGGTGGTACTTCGTGCCAGTAGTTGCGTGAAGTCTTGACCTCAACAATGACCCACTCGCCATTGACCTTAGCTAGTCCGTCTGGGTTGGCGTGCATAAAAGGTCGCTCGTTGTTGGAGTAGGTTCCGGTGGAATAGATTTCCCAGTCTGGATGTTCCTCTTGCAAGAGTTCCATTATTGGTTGCTCGAACTTTTGCCCGAATCTAATCGCCCAGTTCCAAACAGGACGTGCTTCTATTTGTCCAGTCTTTACAGCCCATAAGTAGTAGGCACTTTGCCAAGGGCTGAGTCCCATCGCCACGCCAATCTCACTTCCGCCTAAGCCTTCGGCTCGTGCTGCGTGCCACTCATCGCTACCCGGATTGAAGACTCCGACCAGACTTGCGTTGTTGAATTGCTTTGGTGTGTGCAGTTCCATTTATCTCCTTTGTTGGTTAGGCTGATTCTATGTCAAAGCACGGACACCTTTCAAGTCCTTATATGAGATTTCTAAAGCTGGTCAATTTGCACGACCCCGATTGCCAGAAGCTTCCAAACGTTTTCTTCCCGGAGGACATAAGCGATCCAGAAGCTAGGGCAGTTGCCACCAAAACTGCTAAGGCAATCTGCAAGGCTTGCCCGATGGTCGACGAGTGTTTCACTTACGCAATGGAGACGCATCAACGCTATGGAGTATGGGGAGCTACCTCACCGCAAGACCGCTAGTTAAAGACAACCGCACCACCTCCTGATTGCTCAAGAGACAGTGCGGTGTTGATAACACAAGTCTAGCACTCTGTCTAATTTGTTTTTTGCAAGGCGCTTGGTTACTGTTTGCTTATGACTAACTTTCAGGCTTACGAAAAGCTAAAACTTGCAATCGCAAACTCTTCTGCAATACCACCTTGCCAGACGACCGACCCAGAGATTTGGTATAGCGACGTGACGACAGGAGTCCACGATTTCAGAATTGCAAAGAAGTTTTGCAAGACTTGCCCTGTCACAAATGAGTGCCTTGAGTATGCCATCGTCGCAAACGAGGTTCACGGAATCTGGGGAGGTTTTACCTACAAGGAGCGTCGAAAGATTGCACTAAAGATTTCAGCTAAAAAATGAGAGCCTCTAAGCAACACGAAGACTTGCGCTTGGCAATCATTGACTTAAAGACAACAACCTCTTGTCAAAAACTTGACCCAGATATTTGGTTCCCCGAACAAGGGCCAGCGCTTCCAATTACAGTCGAAGCTAAGCGCCTTTGTAGCCTCTGTCCCGTCCGAGTAGAGTGCTTGGGTTATGCCTTAGCAGCTAACGAACGTCACGGAATCTGGGGAGGGCTGAGCGCCGACGCTAGGAAAAGACTTAGAGTGACTTCTTTGTGATGATTGAGGTTAGGACAGATAGTAGTGCTGATCCGAGTGCAATGCTAAAAAAGCCAACCCAGTCAACTGCAAATAGCCCTACAGTGCCTCCACCTAAAAAGGCAAGTCCTGCCTGAGCAAAAGTCTTTACAGCACGCTCTCCGGCGCTGTTGATAAATTCTTTACTAAACATCTCCGTTAGTCCAATCTTGATTGTTGTTTCTTCCGTCTTGCCACGATGCACTTACAGTGTACGCCGTTGTGATTATTGAGATAAGCGATACGCCGCCTGTTATCAAAGTGACTCCGACGCCCCACTGGTCAACCAGGAACGTCACAGCACCGAAGATTATCATCGCAAAGCCAAGTCGGTATGATCCGAAGATTAGCTTGCGACGGAACTTCCAGCTTGCACCGGTTGCAGACTCTGGCTCATCCTTTAGAAAGAACACTCCGTCAAACATTTTTATAAGGGTCTTTTGCAACATTCGCATACCTCTCGGACGGGCTTCTTTACGTTAGCGAGTATTAGCTTGTATACGTCAACCTTGTCAGACGTTACGCCAAAGACGCCCTTTAGAGTTCTTGACGCTGTGACGTGGACGTGAGGGCCAGAACTTTTGCCAGTGTTACCTAGCAGCCCGACGGTCTGACCCTTGCGTAGCTTTTGCCCGACTTGGTAGCCCGGCTTAGAATCCATGTGGCAGTATCCGAGATGCCAGACAACGCCGTCTTTATCCATAGCTGTCTGGACGACAACCCAACCAAGAACGTCCGAGAACTGAATCAACCGAATTGTACCCTTGGCGATTGCAGGAATGCGTGTGCCACGAGGTCTTGCCCAGTCAGTCCCTGAGTGCGGTTGCATACCGTTTGCTTTGCGAAAGTTGCTCATCTCGCCATAGTGCGAGGTTATGTACTTGGCGTCATACACAAGACGCCAATCGGCTGTCCTATCAGAGAAGCGACTCACTTTGATTTCCTTGGCTTGTATTTCTTACCCACGAAGTAAACTCACTAACCCGACCGCCACTGCTCCCAGTGTTGCGCCGTAGACTCCGTAAACGAGTCGAGCAATAAGCTCAACCTTTGACAGTCGGTTCTCAATGTCAGCAACCTTGCCTGGCAAGTACTTAAGTCCACGCAACTCAACAACCATCTCAATCTGCACGTTAGAAACTTCGATTAGTTTCTCGTACACCTGAGCGTTTGTGATCCTTACGGATGAGTTGGTTTCTTCTGCCATAAGTTATTTGACTTCTACTACCTTGACAACAGCGCCGACGGTATCAGAGATGCAATACAGCGTGTCGTCTGCGTTTGTCTGAAATACAGCGTTGTTGGTTTCGCTGAGCAGGATTCCGCTGGCTGCCGATACGTCATCACCGCCGACATAAGTTGCAGCGCCTTCGGTTCCGGACTGCAAGTAAACAACCTTGCTAGAAATAAAAGGCCCTGATACTGCGGTTATTGAAGTGCCTACCGTTACGCCTGTTGATGTTACTGGCATTTTTATTCTCCTGTTATTTCTACCCAGCTAAGGGTTGGCTCGTTCCAATAATAGTTTTTTTCATCTTCTGGGTATGGTGTTGGCGCTTGCCATTTTGCTTCGCTATCTAAAGACCAAGAGTCATAGGGCTTTGGACCAATAAAAGCATCTAGTTTAGCGTCAAACTTGTAACCAATGCCTGCGTAGTTTTTGCGAATAGTTGCGTTGTAGCTGCTTTGAATCCAAGTGCCACCAAGATTATTGACTAGCCAAGAATAGCCCTGGTCACCGGCAGGGTCATCGTTATCAGTCACCAAGACTCTTAAAACAATGTTATTTTCGTCCAACTCTGCAAAATGTGCCATTAGAACTCATACCTCACTATAACTACACCCGAGCCGCCCGCACCATTTGGAGGGTTTACATTATTCCCTTGATGGCCACCACCACCACCACCGCCTGTGGATTGTTGGCCATTACTTGCATCTATTCTATCTGGGGCAGTTGCGTAACCTCGTCCACCAGCTCCGCCACCACCTGTGCCACCAGTTCCATTAGAGCCAGCGCCAGACTCAATACCACCACCACCACCACCAGCATAGAAAACGCCATTTAACCAAGAAGCCCCAACTCCACCATTACGAGAAGTGCTAGACCCTGAGATAGGTGAAGCACCTTTTCCGCCACCACCTCCGCCAGGATTTCCGCTACCACTTAGACTGTTACCACCAGTGTTTCCTTGACCTGAAACGCCTGACTGTCCAGAATTAGTGCCACCACCACCGTAGCCACCACCGCCAGAGCCACCAGAGTCACCAGTTATGCCAAAGCCGCCGCCGCCGCCGCCGCCAGTTGTTGTTAGTGCAAAACCGCTAGAGCCTGTTCCATTCAATCCCTTGCCTCTTGTGCCACCGTTTGAATAAGATGCCGCACCTGCTCCAATAGAAATTGTGTAAGTACCAGTTGCTAAAGTACTTGATGAATTTAAGAAACCGCCAGCGCCGCCGCCGCCGCCAGTTGTTACTCCGCCAGCGCCTCCGCCAGCGACAACTAGATATTGAAAAATCGTGCCTTCTGGCTGCGAAACAATCTCAAAAGTGCCAGAGTTTGCAAAACTGTGGTATTTGTAACCCCCTGATTCGGTTACTGTTCCCCCTGTTGCCTCTACTTGTGGCCCTCCGGCAGCTTGTGCGTTGAGTATCCCCAATAACATAAAGCTCATTACACTGCCTCAATGCTTCCGATTAGTCGGTACTCATCAGTTGCCACACAAAGAAGTGTTGCGGCTGAATACTGAGCGCCGATTGTGAAGCTGCCTGAAGTTGTTGATACTTCCGCCGCCTTGATTGTTGCTCCGTCAGCGGTCACAGTTAGTTCACCTGCGCCGTCTGCAATAATGTCCACCCTTGAGCCAACTGTAAAGTCAGAGCTTGCGTCTACGGTTAGGACAGTTGCCGAAGCAGAAGTGAACTGAAGTGTCTTGCCTTCGTCTGCTGCTGTGGTAAGTGTTCGGGCAGTCGTTGCGTCTGTGACAAAGCTTGCAATCCCTGCCGCTGCTGTCGTGGCTGCTAGGTCAACGTTCAAAGTGACATCGCCAGTTGTTCCGCCACCTGTTAGTGCAGTTCCGGCTACTACCGAAGTTATGTCTCCGCCACCAGCCCAAGCAGAACCGTCATAAATCTCAAAAGAGCTTGTGTCAATTAGGTAGCTTGCCATGCCCTCTGACGGGGCTGCAATAGC